GGCTACTACCTGATGAGGTAGAGCGCCATAAGAATCACATATTGTCTGGACTGCCTTTATACACTGAGCCATTTCCTGAGGGCTAGCTACATCAAGGGAGACGAGTTGGTCAGTGAGTGCCCTTATTTGAGCAGTGGCGTATTCAGGACTCTTAATGAAATCTTCAACTAACATATCAGAAGCTACTTTCATAGTTCCATCTATGTCCTTGAATAGAGCGCCCCTATCATACGCTTTGATTATGTAGTCCCTAGCTGTCGGAGGCATATCAGGGTACAAACTCATAGCATTCTGGACTTCAGCTCGGGTTAGGTTCTTGTGAGTAAATAATTCCTTAACAGCTCTTACACTGTCAGGTGAGCCAGTAGTCATCATACGATAAGTTTCAGACTCAAGCTCCTTAACCAACTTAGCGTTTAGTCTGGGAGCATCAGGAGCAGATTTCAATAGTGCTTCTACCATTTCTCCACCATCTTCTCTGAATATCTGCTGAAACCTTCTGCCCACAAAGTTACGCCTAACATCCATACCTACAGCACCTGGTCTTCTTACAAGAGCAGTATATGCTTTGTTTGCCCACTTCTTGTTACCACCTGCTGCTAGCTGCAGTATCCAGTTATTCCAGCTGTCTTCTGTGCCCTCACGTAGTAAGTACCCTGTCATTTCTGACAGTCCATACTGTTCCATATTAACATCAGTCATCAACCCCATTCTGAGTCTACTCCAAGTCTCTACATTCATTCTTCTAGGCAGTACTCCACCAAGAGCAGAGCGAATATAGTCCTCCATTACATTCATAGGCCCATACATACCAAAGGTGAGGTAGGATTCTGCTGCTGGCTTTACTAGCCACTTATCAATATAGTTCTTCCATAAGGACTGTGCCCTAATCTCAACTCCATGAAGAAGTACAGATGCTCTGGAAGCGTCTACACGAGCAAGAGAGGCTGTAGCTTCCTCAATGTCAACAGCTATCTTATAGTTCCTCTTCATTAAACCTTTCATAGCATCATAAGCAGAGTCAGCATCAGCAAATGATAATGCTCCAGCCTTTATCTTATTAGACCTGTTTTGGATGAGTTTCTGAGCAAGTTTAAGATGAGTATCATCAGCTACTGTGACATTTAAGACTCTGAGAAGTCTACCAGCCGCTTCTTTATCAGTAGTCATATTCCTCATAAGGTAGTCCTCAAATATGTCATCAGTATTCATAAGAGTAGCCTTAGTTATATCCTCAGGCTGGAGTGAACTTCCTAATATCCTAGCCCAACTAGACACATCATCTATACCTACTGGAGTATGTTTTAAGAGTTCTCTGCCAGCCAATGCTGCCAAGTCGTCAGAGGCTGGATGAGCTAGAGCAAACTTTGTAGCTGCATGGACAGCATCATCTAGCTGGTCTACACCTATATTAACTAGTGGTTTGCCAGCATAGCGTTCTAGGAAGCTCCTTAGAACATTCCCTCCTAAGTGCTGTGATGTTGTTGCTCTTTGTCCAATCGTGCTGGGTATTTTACGCCATCCAGCCTTGAGTAGGTCAAATGGTAAGTCCATCAATTCTCCTGCAGCTTTGTTCAGGAGGAATAGTTTGCCACCTACAAGAGGAACGTGCTTAACTATCCTACCTACTATACCCCAGCCTACATAAGTTAGTGGGTCTGTTAAGTTCTCCATAATCATATACTTGAGAAACCAGTTACTATCCCAATTATCCCAAGCATAACTAAGCGCCATCCATGTATTTTCAGTCTTTCTCAGCCTTTGATATTCGGCTTCTAGGTCAGGAATGAAGTTTTTATACACTGCACCAGCTATGGGCTGACTCACATGCTCAAAGTATATCTTGGATGTATCAAGGAGAGCTAGGCCAGGCTGCACTGCCATTTCCTTTAGCATAGAAGCTAGTGTATAGTCAGGCATTTCGTGAAGACCACTTTTGAAAGATTGTAGCATATTAACTTGCTCTTGCCACTGGTCAGCTAACCGCTCAGCTTCCAGCCTGTTGAATTCTGTGGCTTCAAGGTCAGCATCACTATATCCCATACCTTTCAATAGCTCAGTCCATTGGTCTTGAGACATTACTGGAGAAGGAATTGCTTCTGTAGCTAGTGCCTTAACTATTTCCTCAGTGGATAGTTGATGAAGACCAACTGGGATAAAAGGAGCTGCTGGTTGAGGGGCAACTAATGCTGGCAGTTCCAGTGTCTCTGCAGCCTCAGCTAAGTATCCCTCAGGTTGCATATTAGTACGGCCTAACATTTCAGTTATAGTAGCTATAACAGATTCCCGCTCAGCTGGGCTTAAGCTACTGGGAATAGGATACATTTCTAATATCTCACCTAAAGAGCCTTTAGTTCCAGTTGCTATAGTCATAGGAACTACTGAATATATATTCTGGTAGTAGAGGTTCTTTTCTAGCTCATTAGTAGCAGTCTCTATACCTCCCTTAATGTTCAAGCCCCAAGTAATCGCCTTTGTAGCAAACTCTGCATACCGTTTCTTCTCAGGAGTTGGAAAAGGAAACTGAGGTCCAGGAGGCCCAAATAGCTGGAAGTATCTGCTAGACATCTCACTAATCTTATCTATCTTAGCACTGTAGTCAGAAATCTGCTTCTCACTTGCTATAGCTAAATCATGGAATCTCTGAGCTTCTTTGTCATATTGCTGAAGCCATTGTTCTTCAAACTGATTTCCGTCTGCCATATATCACCTCACTATTATACTGTTGGCATACTAGGCCCAGTATCAGGCCCTGGAACTTGAGGTTGCTCTAATTCCTGCCCTGGAGGAGTCTGCGGTGCTGGAGCAATAGTAGCTTCAGCTGTACTTGCTGCCTTCTCATATAAGCTAGCTGCATCAATATCTCCTAATTCTCTGCACTTTATTGCTGCTTCCCTTAAAGCTTGCACTAGACTGATAGTAGCCATAACAGGATGCTGCATAGCTACATCCTTTCTGGCTTGAGCTTGTTCTTTCACTGGGTTGGTGATTTCTGGGAAGAGCTCACTCATTACCTTAGTCTCAGACAACTTGAATGTTGGACTTAGCATTCTGGCTACTGTTGCCTTCTGAGCTAAGTCACCAGGAATCTTTATATCATAGTTAGCTGTTACTCTAATATCCTCTGCTATTTCTGCAGGCAACTTAAACCCATAGGGCTTAACATGATGCTTTCTTATCATACTTATCCAGAAGTTGTCTATGTCTGATAGAACATCAATGACTGCCTGATGATAGGGAGCAAAAGCTTGCTGAGCCGCCGCTGACACCTGAGCCATCAAGTAAGCACTCATAGCTTGCTGCACATTACCATATAGAGCATAAGGAGGCCCGCCACGCTGAAGCATTGCTTCCATATCAAGTCTGTCACTTCTAAGCTCCACTGGGATAGGAGGAACTGCCAAAGCTTCTATAGTGTCCTCAGGTGTTCCTCTAAATATAGTTCCCCTCTTAAACACATCCTCAGGCTTCATAATAGGTTCACCAGAACGGCTTTTCTCAAGCCATCTTGGCTGAGCTGTATCTCGGAGAAGCTGTAAGGAGAATGTCCAGTGCTTGTTAAGGTATTTGTATATCGTCTCATTAGTAGCAACTATAGACTGCCCTATCTGAGCTCTCCATTCCTTACCAGAAACTATAGAGCCCATATCAGGAAGTCCACCTACAGGAGAGATAAAGATTGGGATAGTCTCAAGAGTAATGTTGGATGAGGGAGTAGTCACTAACTGATTACCAATCATAATGTAGTTGACTACTGCCCCATCCTCATCATACTTCCAGTAGTCACGAACAGTCTCGTCAGCAGTAATCTTATTACTGACAGACCAATCCTTAACCCTTATCTTCCTGTTAAGGGAATCTGCGGTAGCAGGATAAGTATGAACACATCTATCCATTCCATCCTCACCATATCTGGGAAATACATTTGCTGGATTCCAGATTTCAGCAAAGCATCCTTCATCAGTAGCTACAGCAAACACAGAATACCATCCGACTGCTATTATAAAGGAGACTAGTTCACGAAGCCAAAACTGCCTACCCTTCCTTCTATGATTCTCAGCAACATCATCCCATGCTAGCTTCAAGAAGTCTTCTACTGCAGCAGCAGGGCCTGTCTGTGCAGATGTTAGCTTAGTGACAGGAATTTTATGAGGTATGTTCTGGGAAGATAAGAGGTGGAGGGCTAAGTTATAAGCAGTCCTAGGGTCATTACTTACAAAGCTTTCCATGTCCTTTTGAGCTAGAGTATCTACCATCAAAAGCATATTATACCACTCCCTAAACTTCTTTTTTCTCGGAAACCAGTATGTTCTTAGACTATCACACTCACGGATTAGTTCATTTACCTCAACTGTAGTAGTCATAATATATCCTCCTTTACCAAGTCCAGCCACAGCTTCCCACTATGCCTCTAGTTATTGGCATAGAGTCTCGGCAAACTATGGCTATAGCTGCACTGTCATGGTAGTCATCTGAACCTATAGAAATAATCTTTTCTCCATAATAGCGGAGATTTCTTAATTGACTGACAAAGATATTATCATGAGTTATTATCTTGGTAAGATTCCTGTTCAACTCAGTAATCATATATTGCTTGTTTCCTCGTGAGGTCTGCCAGCCTATGTGATTGCTTACCTTGCCACTAAGTATGTCCTGTCTGTAGTAGAGGTTAGGGTAGTTCTTGATATGAGTGACAAACTCTATGTTTGACTCAGCAGCTAATAATGCCTTGTTGTAGTAGCCTCCGAGTTCTATAACTTTGCCAGCCATAATGTCAGGAACATATAGACCACCTAGGGTAGCACAGTGAGTAAACTTGTCATCAGCAAAATGCCATACAGTAGCTACAGACTTTGATTCCTTACCTAAGCCTGGGTCTATGCCTATCAGATATCTCTTGCCTTGCTCAGGAGGATACCATACCTGAGCTGACTGAAATGAGTAAGGAGCAGGATAACATTCCTTAGCAAGTCTATTAACATTATCTCCATCATAGACCATATCACCAGCAGCTAAGAAACAATCTATATCGTTTTCTGGATACTCCTGAGAGAATAGGAGTCTGGTCTCTCCAGACCGCCTCATACTTTCTACCTCAGCTATCTTCCTGCGTCTCCATCTAATCTGCTCTTCAGTAGCGTTGTAGTTGTTTGCCAACTTTAACTCGTCCTCACTATACTGTAGTGGAGATACATTGTCAGCTGGAAGTGCGTAAGGACTATCCTTATCCAGTTGATATTCTGGATGCTGAGTCCAGGGATAGAAGTGGGCAGTAAATACAGACTTACCTACCTCCTTGCCCTCTTTGGCAGCTTTATACATCTCACAAAAATCATTGTCTTCCCCATTAGGAGTTGAGTTGCCACACCATACTGCTTTACCATTTCGTCTAACTAATAATAGATGGTAAGGAACAGTAGCACAATATACCATTCCTGAGTAGTTTACTTCCTCAGGTAACTTATGTCTCAAAGATATATTAGAATCTGAAGACCAGCTTAGCTGATATTCAGTAAGCCATTCATCACACTCTTCACGTCTGCCTCCATGATTGTATAAGTTAGTGGAGTATCCTAGTTTCAGTAGGATTTCCTGTAAACTATTCATTAAAGGTAAACTAGTGTTATAAAGGCGGTTTCTATCATAAGACCCATCTCCATCACTGAAAGCATCTATAAGTATCCGCATATATTGACTCTTAACAAACCTCATATTATCTGGTAATATCTTAGGCATTGTATAATTATTAAGGTAAGAATGAAGCCTTTTATCTCTTATACACCACTCCATAAGTTTCCTATCTTTGCGGTTGCCCTCATAATGCCTTGCTTCAATTATCCTTGCTAATCTTTCTGATGCAGTTATCATATCAAACCAGTGCTCACTGTTATCATTTTGACATAGCCAGGTTCCACTACTGGCATCTGTATAGCCTTCTGATAGAAAGTATCCTAGGTACTCAGCCCATAATGATAAAGGAATTCTTACATCAGGCTTATCACATGCTCCAGGAAGAATAAAATAGTCATCATCAACACCAATCCAGTTGATAGACGTATCAAATAAAGCTCCAGACTTAGTGAGCTCAGATGCTTTCCTGAACTTATAATCACTACCATATCCAGTAGTTCTAGATTTAACCCACACACTATGCTCAGGGGTTACTAACAAATCCAGTCTCTTCCCATTCAGATGGAGCATCTTGCCATTATAAGGATACCTCTGCACTGCTTGAGGTTTAGTGTAGTAGGCTTGATTGGTATAAGAGTTTTTAGTAAATATATCCATATCTTCTTTTAAGTCAGGAAAAGCCACCCAGCCTTGCTTAGTAAGAACCTCAGTATCCTTATCATAGCAACCAATACGAACCCTGCCGCTTAGGGGAACTCGCTGGATAGTTGGTAGGGCTATTCTTTGGGCGTCTCCAGGCTGCCAGAAGGCATACTCATCTAATAGCAAATCATGGATAGTCTCACCTCTACCGAAAGCAAAGGAGCCTGCAGAGCCGATGTAGAAGCTACTGTGCATATCAGGGAAGGTTTTCTCAGATGTACTTCTGTGATGTAACTCTGGGATAGAGGGGACACGAGCTTTTAGTATGTCGTAGAATAGCTGAGCTTTACGCAGCAGCCTCCCACTAATGAAATCGTTGTAAGATACTATTACTGCTACTGTGCCACGAAGGGTAAGAGTATCTATTAGGTAATCAGCAATAGAGACTGAGCTGAATCCCACTTGAGCTGGCTTCACATAGATGTCTCTGCCTGTAGTAGTATCTATTATATCCTTCTCAATAGGATTAAGTTTGAACTGCACCAAGTCACGTTCCTTGTCCTCTATCTGAAGAAGCGTCTCAATAAACAGAGTTCTGTTAGATAGAAGAGTATGGATAGCCTCATCAACTTCAGTTGTCATCATAGCTATCTCTTCCTCTTGCGTGAAGTCTTCTTCTGCTTGGGCAGAGTTGTTGCATTTCTGGTTAATACTGCCTGCTTATAAGTACGGCCTCTAGCCATTATATACCTCCAGTGTTAAAGTACTGCTCTTGCAATAACCACTGACACTAATGCTACTAGCACTATAATTGTAAGCTTGTTGTAGAACTCCACCTTCATTTTGAAGTGCCAGAATTCTCTATTTCGCCAATCCTTAAACCAGTCAGGAGTATCTGAGTTCAAATCGTTTGGTGGATATTTCATCTTACCAACCTCGCCTCCTTATGTATTTTTGCCTGAGTCTAATTCGGCTTACTTGAGCTTTTCTTATATTTCGCCTTATGGCTGCTGCCCGCTTCGGGGTCATTCTGCGCTTCGTACC